CCCAAGGAAGGGATTTGAGGATAGCTTGTGCCTCGACGCCGAGGTGGTGGAACTGGTAGACACACTATCTTGAGGGGGTAGCGGGCTAGTCCTGTGCGGGTTCGAGTCCCGCCCTCGGCACCATTGATATTATTGAAGTTTTTGAGTTACAGCACTGGCGTGTGTAAACTCATGTGTAAATTCTAAAAACGGCTCGTCGCTCACAACGTCGGGCCGTCTGCCTTCGCAAAGTATCCCCTCCAGCACGTTCTCAAGCGGGGATATTCTTGATATGTATACTTCCGTCGTTGCAAGCCTCCTGTGTCTGAGTATGGCCTGTATCTGGGTCATAGGGACGCCTTCACGCGCAAGTATCGACGCCGTAAGGTGCCGGATGCCGTGCAGGCTGAAACGCTGTATCCCACACTTTTTACAAAGCCGGTCAAGAAGACGCTGGCGCTTCGTGTACAGCGTTCCGTCCGTGTGGCAAAAGACGTGCTCACCACACAGTCCTTCCTTTTTCTGTTCAAGCAAAATGCGCCGGAGTTCTGAGGTCATGGGCACGGGGTCATATTCCATGCCTCCGCCTTTCCTCTTGCGCGTTCCAAGCAGAACAAAGCCGCGCTCAAAGTCTACATCATTCCACGTCAGCCGGAACAGTTCACTTTTTCTGGCAGCCGTATGCAGGCAGGCAAGGATAAATCTCTTATCCCGCTCCTGAGCGCGATGCACAACTTGCCAAAACTCGCTTTCCGAAGGAACGCGGCGCGGCTTTTGGTCAACAGGGAATTTCTCAGCCTGTAGGAAAGGGTTTATGGGGGAAAGCCCCATGTACTTGATGCCCCAATTCCATGCGGAGGATAGATGCTTGCGGCATTTGTTCGCCGTGTCCGCGCATCCTTTTTTTGACGCATGGCGCATCACGGCAAGCGCATGTGCAGGGGTTATTCGGGTCACTTCAAATTCCTTGCCAATCACAGGCAAGGCGATTTCAAAAGCCCGCTGTTTTGTCCGGTAGACAAGGCGCGTATGGCGTTCGAGAGAATAATCAAGATACTGGTTGAGCCATTCCAAGGCCGTGGCGGTTCGGGTCACCTCCACGATCTCTTGGTGGTCTTTCACTTCGCTTTCCCAGTCCAGAGCTTCGCGGCGCGTCTCGCATGTGTGCGTGTACCGCTTGCCCTCGATCATTCGTTGCGCTCGCCATTTTCCGTTCTTCATCTGGTATGGCATAAGTGCCTTCCTTTATGGCCTCTATGCGATTTTCAGAGAACAAGAGCAGGCGCGAACCAGGGATACGGATTGTGCCTAGAGCGTCGGCGTGACGATACACCCATTTCAATGGGCGTCGCAAGATGTAACTTACTTCGTCAGCCGTCAGCATGCCTATTCCCTCTCGCATTCCTTATGATTTTTTTGTGTGCGCATTATCGCCCACTTTTTTGGTAAAAGTCTGTCAGATCATTGTCCTTCATTCGTCCTACTTTAGACATTTTTTAGACATTCATTCACATACTCCCGATACGCCGGGGCCGCGTTCTCACAGCTCATATCCGCAAAAAACACAGGCCGCGTGTCCTCTGAGCGCGTACACAAGCCCCTGTTCGCTTCGTCCGGTATGCTGACGGTATCCTCATGCGGTGCCAGGGGCCTGAAGTGAGCGCAGTCTACGCAGTGAATTTCCTGTTGCATCACACAATCCCCCTGTTCACCCGGTGCTGTTCCAGGTAGTCGTAGACAAGATTATTGACCACAACTTGCGCTCTGCCGTAGCTGTCCATTGCGACGTGCTGACGGGCCTCATACATGCCCGCCACAATCATCAGGCAGGCCACCTTGACTATCGGGGGCACGTCCGTTTCAAAATCCTGCCCACAGTAGCGCCGTATGAATCCAACAGCGCCGTCAATGTAGGTCTGGATCAGCGCATCCTCAACAGTGTTGTTCACCTTGCAATGCAGCTTGACTTCATCAAGCGTTACCATCGGCATGGGATACCCCCTTTGATTGCAACACATCGCCGCCTTGTGCCGGGTTCCAGCCTTCCTCTTCCCTTACCTCGTTCGGCGTCAGGATGCCCGCCTGAACCGCGTCTACGTGGCTTTTCCAACGGGTTGCGTGATCGCCGCGGGTAAGGCCAGACAGGTCGATTACAAGATCGTATTCGCCACGGTCGTCTTCAGAGAACACGGATCGCTGAAACTCGGATTCCACCTTCCGCGCCAAGGGGCCAAGGCAGAACATGGCGAACCAGCGCCCGGCGGTCTCGCTGTTCTGGAAGGTGCCGTGTCTCAGGTCGCCTATCAGCGGCGGCGGCACATTGAACAGCCGCGCAATCTCTTCCACGGTGAACTGGCGGGTTGCCAGCGCCTCGGCAGTCTCGGCATTGATCTGGAAGGGATTCCAGGTCATGCCCTGCTCAAGCAGCATCGCGCGGGCGGTGTTCTGTGAGCCTGTAAAGAACTTCCGCAAGTCGCCATAGAGTTTGGCGCGCGCATCGTCTTCCAGCTTCACAGGCACCTGCAAAGCGCCGGAAGGCCGTACACCCTGACCGTAGATTGCCGATGCGAAGTTTTGCGCCTCCACGCCGCTGGAAAACACTGCTGCAGAACGGGCAATGCGGCTCTTGCCGATAAAAGGCATGTCCGGGCCGTCTTTGATATGCAACACCTCTTCCGGCAAAAGGCGCAGCGTAGCGCCAGCAGCGCCGTACATGCCTTGCGCGTCAGTCACGGTATAGACTATGCGCCCATGCCGGATAACCTCGATGCTTACCCAATCCCATGGGTAAGGCCGCAGCTCGACAACACGTCCAGCGCCGTCAAGGATGATATGCGCCAAGGCATTGCCCCTGAGCAAAAGCTGGCGCATCATCATTTCCGCAAAGTCGTACCAGCTTTGAAAGCGGTTTATCCCGTTGCGGATAAGCACAGACAGGGGATAATCCGGCGCTTCCAGGCGCACGTTGCCTTGCGTCCGGTATACCAAGGCGGGGCAGGAAGCCAGGGACGCGGCAATAATGGACACACACGCGGCCACGGCTGAAAGGCATTCAAAGAAGTTCGGATTGACAAAGGGGATTCCCGGAACGGTTGCCCCTGACAGGAAGCCCCAAGACGGGTCATTCCCGGCGCGTTTTTCGCTTTTCCGGGTCAACATTCGTGTTCTTTTCATAACGTGCCCAGATACCTTTGCAGGGCCATCGCCTTTGGCGGAAGCTTGGCGCGGGCCTGTACGCTCGTGCCGCTGTACGCGGGCCATGCCGACACAATGGAAATTTCCATCAGATTGACGGCTCGAAGTTCCCGGCGCCTGCCCTGCCATTTTTCGCCGCCGGGGGGTACCATGAAAGCAAAAGAACAGCCGCCCACATCGCCGCGCTTCACCATCTCCAATACATCGCTTGCAAGGGTCGTGTTCGGCATGGCGATGGAGAATTGCAGCCCCTTGGCGTCTTCCCTGAGTTGTAGGGTTCCGCTCCGGGTTCTTCCCAGGACTTTGGCCGGATCGTGGTCCACCAGGGCAAGCACGTCATTACGGCCAAGAGACGCGGAAAACGCCCCCGGCATGACAACTTCCTGAAAGTCCTTGATACGGGTTTCCTGCCCAAAAACAGCGGCGTAGCCCTCCAGAGTTCGCCCGGAGGCGTCAAGCGTCACACTGGACGCCTGCCGGGTTTCTCGCGGGGGCAAGCTAACCCCGCTTTCCGCGCTTTGGGGGTCATGAACGATACCCCCCTTTGACCGGTGTAGCAGCGCGAACATTATGCAGGTACCTCAAACGTGGCGAAGGATTCAGGATGCCGGATCGCTACGTCCATTGTCAGAATAATGCGCAGGGCCACGTTGCCCTTTTTGTACGCGGATTCCATGTAGGGATTGACAAGCACCTCCACGGCGCTCCAAGTCCCTTGAATAACGTCGGAAAAGTCCCCGGCAATCAGCAGGTTTCCGGAAGGGACAAGGCTTGTCCAGACGTTGGGATATCCCCGGAAAAACGTGGCCGCGCCGATAGGCAGGCCGTCCGTGGTCAAGAGCTTGTCCACAGTCAGCTTGAAGCCGCTGTTTGCCAGGAAAGACACGCCGCGCACATTGGCGAGGAAAAGCGCACTGGCAAGCACAGGCGCATAATCCATCGCAGCCGTCGGCTTGCTTACTTCCTGTATGCCGGTGGTGTTCAGGATGCCCAGCGGTTCGTCGTCGTCGCCGGTGCCGTTGATCGTGGCGCGTGCGACTTCCATTGCCAGAATTTGGGCCAAGTCGGACGCAGGATGCTTTCAATGTCTGGACTGGACTGCAAGAGCATATTGCGGCTCCATTCAGCCCATGCGCCCACATGCTTGGGGGAAAGTTGCACCTTGGCAAACTTCGCTTCCGTTTGGGGTATTTCGCTGTTTTCGCCAAACCAGCCAACAGAGGTGGATTCTTTCAGCTTGGGAATGTCCACGTTGCCGACAAGGCCGGTAAGGGTACGGACGCCCAAGCCGGTCAGCGGATTGGCTTCACGCAGAAGGTCAATGAACTGGTTGCCAAGGTGGTCAGTGCCGATCATGTTGGAGCCGGGGCCGCCGGAGGGTTGGCCGGTAGTGATCGTGTCCGCGCGGCGCTCATATTGACGTTTTCTCAGCAAGCCCAGATTCTTCCCATGCCCCATCTCAAGATATTCATTGTTGCCGGGGGCATTTCCGGGAATCTGCCAATAACTGAGCGGCATGAAAAAGCCTTCCGTGCTACGCCCTTCCCGCTTGGCAAGTTCGTCGCTTGTTTCCTGTTCCAGGCCAGCGTCCACATTGCCGCCAAGCTTGTGCTGGATCATGCGGGTCAGGGAAAAGCCGCGCATCTCTCGATCAAGTTTGGGGTCGCCAGTGACAGGGGTTCCGCTCATGCGGCGCTCTGCATCGTCAATGTCGGCCTGCACGTCAATCAGGCGTTTCACCTTCACCATTTCCGCTTGCAGTCCAGCGGCGCGGGTTTCCTGTTCGGGCGTCAAGTCGTCGCCTTCCAGGGATGCCATGATGCCTTTCAGATCGTTGTGAATCCTGTTTTGCTTGTCCAGCAAGTCTTTCATTTTCATGTCTATTCTCCGTTATCTTGGTAAAATGTTTTGCTGATCCGCGCGGTATAGGCATTGCAGTTCTAAGGAAACGCTGATTTAATCCCACTCAAGGGCGTAAAAAAGATCGCCAAATGAAAAGGTTTATGCTAACTATACCTATCGATTGGAGGGAATTTAGCATGAAAAGACCCACGTTGAGCGATATTGAATACGGCATGCGCAGGCGCACGACCAAGCGCGATGAGTTTTTGCGTATCATGGATAGCAGTATACCCTGGAACGAGTGGGTCGCATATATTGTTCCCTACTACCCGGAAGGAAAACGCGGGCGTCCTCCCATGGGCATAGAAAAAATGCTGCGGATGTATCTGCTGCAATGCTGGTTCAGTCTATCCGACGAGGGTCTCGAAGATGCCATTTACGACAGCTACGCCATGCGCACCTTCATGGGGGTCAACTTTTTTGCTGAGCAAGTTCCCGATGCCACAACCTTGCTCAAATTTCGGCATTTGCTGGAAAAACACAATATTGGCAAAGTATTTTTTGATGCCATCAAGAGATCGCTTGAGGAACGCGGGCATATGATGCGCGGTGGAACCATTGTGGACGCAACATTGATAAACGCTCCAAGTTCAACGAAAAACAAGAAGAAAGAGCGTGACCCCGAGATGCATCAGACCAAGAAGGGCAACGAATGGTATTTTGGCATGAAATGCCATGTGGGGGTTGATGCGGGCAGCGGCTACGTGCACAGCCTTGAGACAACAGCTGCCAATGAGCATGACATCACAGTGGCTTCGCAACTTATCCGGGAAGATGACGATGTGGTGTACGGGGATTCCGGGTATATCGGTATTGAGAAGCGAGAAGAAGTGAAAAGTTCGCCGCACTTGTCTACGAAGGAATATCGCATCAACCGCCGCTACAAGAGCGTCCAGCGGATGCCTGAAGGCTTCATTGACTGGGAGAAACAAATTGAGCGAGGTAAATCGTCTGTGCGCAGTAAGGTCGAGCATCCCTTTTTGATCATCAAGCGGTTCTTTGGATTTTGCAAGACAGTATACCGGGGTTTGGCCAAGAATACGCACCGCCTGCATGTGCTTTTTGCGGGCGCCAATCTCTTGATGTGCGCACGGGCCGGCAGGCGATTCCTGCCGGCCTAAAGGGATAGTTGCGCCCTTTTTTCAGGGAATAGGGGCAAAGAGGAGTTAAAGAGGCATAAAAATGGAATCAAAACGGGATCTCTCGCCCCTTTTTTGCAAATTTGAGCCTTGAGAACGCCTTGTAATGTTTATAGGGTGGCCTCAGACGCATTAATCAGCATTTCCCTAAGTTTATATATGGAGGATGCTTTTGTCAATGCGTTAGCATGGCAGGTGAGAGGCCAAGTAATGATTCCGGAGGGAAAACATCATGCTCGACCGACACACGGCCTTCCAACAAGGCTGGAGCATGTACGAGTTTTATGAGGATATGGGCATAGACACTGAACTGCGCTGTTGATCATCTTGTGGCGGATTTTGGCGTAGCGCCACGCTTGCGGCTTCTATTATTTTATGATAACGTCTAAAAATAAAATAACGTCTATCCTTAATTTAGGATGCCCATGCAACGTCCGCTTCAAGGCTACTATTTGCCTATCAGTACCGTAGGTGAAAAGGCTAAAGCCTTTGTGCCTGCTCTTCTGCCGCCGGAACCGCCCATTGCATGGTCACCGGAGCTGCTCAGCGCCTTTGACTCCGCCTTGACAGCACTTGGCCGCCTGGACAGCGCCTCAACCATGCTGCCAAGCACGCCGCTTTTTCTGTATATGTACGTCCGCAAAGAGGCTGTGTTTTCTTCCATGATCGAAGGAACGCAATCCTCGCTTTCGGACTTGTTGCTATATGAAATCGCTCAGGAACCCGGCGTTCCGCTGGCTGACGTTCGGGAAGTGAGTAATTCTGTTGCTGCTTTGGATCATGGTCTGAAACGTCTGAATGAAGGCTTTCCGCTCTCAATACGCCTCATCCGTGAAATGCACGGCATCCTGCTGGCCGAGGGCCGGGGGCAACATGCTGATCCTGGGGAATTACGGCGCAGTCAAAACTGGATAGGCGGCACCCGCCCAGGCAATGCCTATTTTGTGCCGCCACCTGCCAACCATATGCTGGAATGTCTCGGTGATTTGGAAAAGTTTCTGCACGGCATGCCCCAGGCCACACCGCCGCTTTTGAAGGCAGCCTTGGCGCATGTCCAGTTTGAAACAATCCATCCCTTTCTCGACGGCAACGGACGCCTAGGCCGCTTGCTCATCACGCTCATCCTGTGTGAACAAAGAGTGTTGCGGGAACCATTGCTGTATCTGAGCCTCTATTTCAAAGAACATCGGCTCTACTATTATGATTTGCTCAACAGTGTCCGAGTCACGGGCGATTGGGAAGCATGGCTGATGTTTTTTGCTGAAGCTGTGGCCGCAACCGCATCACAGGGAGTTGAGTCGATCACCAAGCTGGCGAAAATGGCAGAAACGGATAAGGCAAACATAGCCGCACTTAGGCGGGCCGCATCTTCCGCTGCGCAAGTCCATGCCGCCATGCTGGAACGTCCCATAGTCACAGCGTCCTGGCTCGCCGGAAAGACCGGCCTGACACTTGCGACAATCAACAAGTCGCTGGTTCATCTGGAAAAAATGCATATTGTTCGCCAGTTGAACGATAGAAAACGCAACAGACTTTTTGCCTATGGGCAATATTTGGATATACTCAATGCGTAAGAGGACGCTCTGACCGCTATCTGGCGCGTACATGCCACGCCATCTCCGCCATTACGAGAGGTCAGCGGCCAACCTATACCAAGCCCCGCGTCCTTTGCCGCACATAGCAAGCTGACCATGTGCCG